ACTTGATGGTTGAAGTGATTCCTGTGTCTGACCCCAACAGCTCAACAATGGCGCAGCGGGTTGTGCAGTACCAAACAGTTTTACAAATGTCAGAGAAAGCCCCTGAGATTTATGACCTACCTCAGTTACACCGACAGATGATAGAAGTAATAGGTGTTAAGAACGCTGACAAGCTCATACCTTTATCCGAGGACGCTGAACCACAAGACCCTGTGACTGAAAACATGGGTGTTCTTATAGGTGACCCGATTAAAGCGTTTATTCAACAAGACCACAAGGCTCACATTGCCGCTCATCAGGCGTTTATGCAAGACCCTAACATTGCCGCAACTATAGGTCAGAACCCGCAAGCACAAAAGATTATGGCTGCGTTACAGGCACACATTGCAGAGCATCTTGGTTTCTCTTACCGCAGTGACATCGCTGCTAAACTGGGTGTTGATTTACCTGCACCGGGGGAGAAGTTACCTACAGAAATAGAAAACCTTTTGTCTCGCGTAGTTGCCGATGCTGGAACGCAAGTAGCAGAGCAGCATAAGAAGGAAGCCGCACAGAAACAACAGCAACAACAAGCGCAGCAAGCGGCACAAGACCCCAACTTGAAAATAGCACAAGAAGCTGAGAAAACTAAGCGCATGGAAGTTGAACGCAAATCTGCTAAAGATCAGGCTGAAATGCAGTTGAGCATGAACGATCAACAACTTAAAGCACAGAAAAATCAGGCTGAAATGCAGTTGAGCATGAACGATCAACAACTTAAAGCACAGAAAAATCAAGCTGATGCACAGTTAGGTAAACGTGAGCAACAACGCAAACAAGGAAAAGATGTTGTAGATTCTGAATTAAGATTAGAGGAAATCGCTGAACAGCGCAGAAATAGTCAAATGGAAGCACAACGCTCTAACGAGCAGCTAAGTAATGAAAGGAAGGAATTGGACAGGCGTGTAGATATAGACGCTTTGCGAGTATTACTGGATAGGAATAAAAATGCCAACAAGTAAACCAGCTAAAGGTAAAGCAAAAGTTAAAATAACCTCCAGTGGAAAAAAGGTTAGCTATGGGCAAGCAGGGAAAGCAAAAGGAGGCGGTTCCCGTGTAAAAGCAGGGACTTCCAAAGGAGACAGTTACTGCGCCCGAAGTTTAGGCATTAAGAAAGGTTTATCAAAAGAAAAACAAAGTAATCCCAATACACCTAACAACTTATCACGAAAAAGATGGAAGTGTAGCGGAGCGAAGTCGAGGAAATAAGCCAATGGTAAGTGTAACAGAGGCAGTGGCAATTAAACTTAACGATTCAATTGAAGCGTTAGAGCAAACCCTAAGTCGTTGTGGCTGTAAAAGCTATGACGAATATAGGCATGTGTGCGGCCAGATTCAAGGTCTACGGACTGCACTCAGTATCCAACAAGACCTTTTGCGATTACAGGAAGAAAACGATGAGTGATGGTTCTTTAGGAAACATTAAACCCTTAAACCTAACCCCCGAAAAAACGGAAGCTGAGTTAGAATCTCAAATTCCCAAACCTGTTGGTTACCACGTTCTTGTGGCTATGCCAAAGGTAGAGAGCACCTACGGGGATTCTGACCTTATTAAGTCAACCAAGACTATGCACCATGAGTCGATTCTGTCGATGGTAGGTATCGTGCTGGATATGGGAGATTTGGCTTACAGCGACAAAGATAGGTTCCCTACAGGCCCGTGGTGCCAAGAAGGGGATTATGTCATGTTTCGCATGAATAGCGGGACTCGTTTTAAGGTTGACGGTCAAGAGTTTAGATTGATGAATGACGATAGTATTGAAGCTATTGTTGTTGATCCTAACGCCATTACTAACGTCTAAGGAGAAGATCATGGCATTTGAAAAAGTAGAATTTAACTTTCCCACTGAGGAAAAGGGCGATGATTTAGAAATTGAGTCGTCCAGCGCTGTTGAATTGGATGCAGAAATACCCATTGATGTGGAAATTGTTGATGACACTCCCGAGGTGGATCGAAACCGCACTAAGTCTAAGCCACCTAGCGATGTTACCGATAGTGAATTAGATCAGTATTCTGAAAAAGTAGCTAATAGAATTAAGCACATTAGTAAGGGCTACCATGACGAGCGGCGAGAAAAAGAAAAGGTCTTACGAGAGCGAGGTGAGCTAGAAAGCTACACCCGCAACCTAATGACCGAGAATGAAAAACTGCGTCAAAATGTAGGTAAAAGTCAGGCCACCATGTTTAGTCAGGCTAAAATAGCTGTGGGACGCGACATGGAAAAAGCCAAAGCTGACTACAAAAGTGCTTATGAAGCGGGAGATGCTGATAAATTAGTGGAAGCGCAAGCAAAAATAAGCGCTGTGACCCTACGAATTGATAAATTAGCTCAAATTAAACAACCTGCTTTACAAAACAATAAAAATGAGGTACAACAACAGCAACAGCAACAGCAACAGCAGCAGCAGTACGCGCAACAGCAACAGCAGCAGCAGCAGCAGCAGTACGCGCAACAGCAGCAGCAGCAAGCCCCACAAGTTGACGACAGGGCTAAAGAATGGGCTGATGAGAACAAATGGTTTGGGCCAAATAAGCAAATGACCGCTTTGGCCTTGGGTTTCCATAACGAGTTAGTGGAAGATCATGGGCTTAACCCAACCAGTGATGAATACTACGAGAAGATTGATTCTCGTATGCGCGAAGTCTTTCCCGATAGTTTCGAGGAAGCTTCAAATAACGACGATGGGCAGAGAACAAGAAAGAGAACTAATGTAGTAGCGTCAGCAACCCGAACAACCGCCCCTAAAAAGGTAAAACTGACACGCTCACAAGTCTCAATTGCGAAGAAGCTCGGAGTTCCGCTAGAAGATTACGCCAAACAGGTTGCTAATGATATGTCGAGGGAAAGATAATGGCTGAAAAACGCGAAAGCAGAGAACTGGATAACCGCGAAAGCGAAAAACGGACAAGCCACTGGAAAGCTCCAGAGGTTTTGCCTGAACCAACCCCACAAAAGGGTTTTGGTTTTCGTTGGGTGCGAGTCAGTTCAATGGGCGACATTGATGCTGGAAATGTTTCCTCGAAACTTAGAGAAGGATGGGTGCCTTGCAAGGCAACAGAACACCCTGAGATTTTCCTTGCCAGTATTGAGCAAGAAAGATTTAAAGATAACATTGTTATCAGTGGTTTGATGTTATGCAAAGCACCTGTAGAAATGATTGAGGAGCGATCCGCCTACTACAACAATCAGGCAAAATCGCAAATGGAATCAGTCGATAACAACTTAATGCGAGAGAATGACTCAAGGATGCCTCTTTTCAATGAGCGGCAGTCAAAAGTCTCTTTCGGAAACGGAAACTAAAAAGCTAGGAGTAATATCATGGCGACTACAGCCTCAGCATACGGTCTACGGCCCGTAAATCTGATTGGAGGTCAACCTTACGCGGGTAGCACCCAGCAGATAAAAATAGCATCAGGTTATGCTGTCAACATCTTTTACGGATCAGTTGTTCATGTCACCGCAGCAGGTGTTCTTGAACTCGTAACAGACCTTGGTAACAACGCAGACGCTTTCCCCGCAGGTACGGTGGGTGTCTTTATGGGATGTCAATACACTGACACTGTCAGTGGTCTACGAAATCAACAGTATTGGCCAGCAAGCCAAGTCGCCGCTGACGCGGTGGGTTATGTTGTTACTGACCCAAGTGTTGTGTTTCAAGTACAAGCCGATGCCACGTTGCCTCAAGCTGCTTTGGGAATTAACATTCCTTTGGCAAATGTGCAGTCAACTAGCACAGGTAGTACACAAAGCGGAAACTCAAACGTAGCAGTTGATGCAAGTGCTATTGCGATAACTGCTACCATTGGATTTAAAATTATCGGATTTGTAGACAGCCCTACGTCTACTGTCGGTGATGCTTTCACAGATGTGTTGGTTAAATTCAATCCCTCTTCACACGCATACCTTGCTGGTCTGGGTATTTAAGGAGTAAATAACAATGGCTATTTCACGCGCACAGCTATTAAAAGAACTTCTTCCCGGTCTAAACGCATTGTTTGGGTTGGAATATAAGAAGTACGAACAAGAGCATAAGATGATCTTTGAAAATGACTCATCGGATCGCTCTTTTGAAGAAGAAACAAAACTTTCAGGCTTTGGTGCCGCTCCTGTAAAGGATGAAGGTTCCGCAATTGCCTACGATAATGGGCAAGAAGCATGGACGGCTCGTTACGCCCATGAAACTATCGCAATGGGCTTTTCTCTTACTGAGGAAGCTGTTGAGGATAACTTGTATGGCTCTTTGTCATCTCGTTATACCAAAGCATTGGCACGGGCAATGGCATACACCAAGCAAGTTAAAGGTGCTGCTATCCTGAACGGAGCATTCACTGGCGCTACTTATGGTGACGGAGTGGCTTTGTGTGCCACCAATCACCCTCTGGTCAGTGGTGGTGTAAACTCAAACGAGCTGGCAACCCCAGCAGACTTGAGCGAAACCTCTCTGGAAGCTGCGGTAATTCAGATCGGTGCATGGACAGATGAGCGCGGTCTTTTGATTGCAGCTCGACCTAAAAAGTTGGTTATCCCATCAGCTCTGCAATTTATTGCAACACGCATTCTGGAAACAGACCTGCGCGTAGGAACTGCTGATAATGATACTAACGCACTGAGAACCAATGGCGCGATTCCTGAAGGATATGGTATTAACCACTATCTGACAGAGCCGGGAGCTTGGTTCTTGACGACTGATGTTCCAAACGCTTTGAAGCATTTTACTCGTACTGCAATGTCAACATCTATGGATGGGGATTTTGATACGGGCAATGCTCGGTACAAGGCAAGAGAACGATACTCCTTTGGTGTATCTGATCCCCTTGGTATCTTTGGAAGCGCAGGGGCGTAAGCTCACTGAGGTTCAACTAAGCCGCCTTCGGGCGGTTTTTTTATGGGTTGCATCTTTAACCAATTACGGTAAACTCAAGGTTCAATCTGGAAAAAATAGCTTTGAAGACCGACCAGACGGACGTTACGAAGACTTCAAAGCAAAATCCTTTCGTAAAAGGTAGCATATCATGGCATCCACTACATTTTCAGGCCCAGTAAAATCTAAAAACGGTTTCGTTTCTATTGGCACGGGTATGGTTATTGCCACTGCCGTGCCGATTACTTTAACAGTAGCGGAACACGCTGGTCGCATTGTGCAAATAATAGACGCAGACGGAGTAATAACGCTGCCCACTCTCAGTCGGTTAGATGATGACTCAAATAATATGGGTGCGGTGTTCCGTTGCTATGTGTCCCTGCTTCCCGCCACCAATTTGACATTTGTAGCAGCAGCCGCTAATCCGATACTGGGCCAACTTAGAGTGGGGGTTAGTGCTGCAACCACAGGTAAAACATTTTTTCCCGCAGCAACTGACCATGTTATCACTTTAAATGGAAGCACCAAAGGCGGTCTCGTTGGGAGTCACCTTGAATTCACAGCGGTGATGGGTTATGGCGTTAGTAAGTGGATAGTCACGGGCGATTTAAACGGGTCAGGCAGCACATTAACCCCGTTCAGTACCACTTAATAGATACCACATAATAAGGAGTACCACATGTCTTCAAATTATGTAGGTTCTGGAACGTCCAATACGAACGGCTCCACCGTTTCGGTGGCATGTCGAGGGTGGTCAACCTTGTCTTGTCATAAAGACTCAGGGACAGGGACTTGGACATGGGAATTTCAAGGTGTTGACGGAGTATGGAGAACAATTCTGGGAACAGCCACAAGTATAACCCCATTGAGTTTCACTGCTAGTAACATGGTAAACGTGTTTTTTGGCACAGATGTGAGCGTCAGAGGAACCCTGTCGGGGTCAGGTTCAACACCAGTGTTTGATTGGCAGATAATGGGTAACCCAGCCAACCGGGGAAGTTAACGTGCAACTCGCTATGGCGATCAGTGTTGGCCTAGCAGGGTCAGTGGGACACGGTGCAAATGCCTCGGTTTCCCTAGGCGCTAATGGTGGCAATTCTCCAGCCGACCCTGTTGTTTTCTCTACTTTCTATTTTGATAATGTAGCTGGTAATGACAGTAACAACGGAAGTCAAGGGTCACCGTGGGCAACTATGGCCAAGGCCATTGCAAACTTCGCCCCTGCTAGGATATTTGTCGGGATTAACAACGGGGCGACTAACCCGTATCGGGAACTCCACTATGTTGCTGATAAGAACGGCAGCCCATTGAGTCCGATCACGCTTAAAGGCAACTCCAATTTGTACCTCGCTGGAAGCGAGATTCAAGCTAACTGGACTGACGTATCGGGTGTATGGGAGGCTACTGCTGGCGGTGCGTGGACTGGTTTGTGGGCATGTTCCAACACTGAGTGGACTGACGGTGTCGGTGGAGATTCCGCGAAATCTGGAATATTAGCGCCCAGCTACAGGACGCCGAAGGACACAAGCGACCCAACAACGCTAGCCGCTGGTGAATGGGTGTATATAAACCCAAAAGTCCACTACAAGCCCAAAGCAGGGGAGACTCCATCCAATACACATGTGGAAGCTAGCATTTCCCAAGTCCCCATCGGTATAAAAAGGTCGAGTTACCTAATTTTTGAGGATATGACAGTGGCACTGAGCGCAAGTACCGCGTTCGGGGCAGAGGACAACTGGAGCTACCTCACAATAAAAGACTCACATATGCAACATGTAAGGCTTGGTGTGACATGCAAGGAAGGCTCCCACATAGTGCTAGACAACCTTGATATATTCGATACCCGTAACGGGGGAATCTTTGTTGGCGGCTCTGAAGAAGTTCCTGTGAACAACACCTTAATTCAAAACTGCGAGATAGGTAGAGTTGCCGCTAATGACGGGATAGCTTGGCACCACAGCGGTTACCCTTGGTACAACATAGGTTCATATCATAGGGCTTACAACAATCTGGTATACGACTGCGAGGAGCAAGGTTTTGATATTACAGCAGGTGACGACATTCTTCTACGAGGTAACACTACCCGAAACAACAGGCTAAACACTATAACGTTTGGACACTACCCCGAAAATGTCAGCGTTTACGATCACATAAGTGTTGATGACGGTGTTGATGGCGCAGGACTTCAAATTGGCGACTGCACTACAGTGCTAATTGACAATCTCACGCAGACTAACGCGGGTAGGTTCGACGTGAATGTAAGTGGAGACGCAACTGATGTGATTATTCAGAATTCAACATTTACACAAGGAGCGCAAACAAGCAGGGGTTACCGTATAGCTATTACTAAGGAAATCCCTTACGACCCAACACCAACCGCTGGAAGCAACGGGCTTCCTCCTCGCGGATATGTCCAGAATATTGCTTTTAATAACAACACATTTACCGGGGGCGAAACAGATGAACTCAATTGCAAATTTCGTTATGTTCCCGATGTCACTACCGTTAGCTTTGACGGGAATACTTGGAAAACAACAGGAGTAGTAAGCCTTCCCTACAACATAACAATTGGGCCGGGGGATAGCACTAATTACACGGTGGCTCAAATGGCATCGAATTTTGGCGTTGTTATCACCGACGATACACAAACAACGATATAAGAACATTATTAAACTAAAGGTAACTTGTTATGAATAAAATGAAATATCAAGCGGGAGGAGCAGTGGATTCAACAGATGACATTTCTGCCGAGGAACTAAAAGAAATAATGCAACAGCAGAAAGACGCTGAGATGGATGCCAACATGCAAAAAGGCATGGAAAACTATAATAAACGCAGGGTTGGGGGACAGGCTGCAAAAGACGAAGCGGCAGCAAAGAAAGCGGCAGCAAAGAAAGCGGCAGCAAAGCTCAAGCCAGTTGATCCAGAAGGTATGAACATGGGTGGCATGGTTGGCTACAAAAAAGGCGGCAAGGTAAGTGATTGCCATAGTTGCGCCAAAACGGAAAAGAAAAAAGCAGGTGGCATGGTTGGCTACAAAAAAGGCGGCATGGTGCGTGGTTGTGGTATAGCCACACAAGGTGTAAGAAAGGCTAAAGGTTCTTACTAATGGCTACGTCTGGAACCACATCGTTTAACCTAGACTTCACTGAAATAGCAGAGGAATCGTGGGAACGTGCGGGTCGAGCAATGCGATCAGGGTATGACCTGAGTACAGCTCGCAGGTCTATGAATCTGATGCTGATCGAGTGGCAGAACAAAGGTCTCAACATGTGGACGATTGACGAAGGGCAAGTTACCTTGGTTAAAAGTCAAGTGACCTACCCTTTACCAGCCGACACCATTGACTTGTTAGAGCATGTCCTTAGAACAGGCACAGGATCGTCGCAAACCGATCTGTCAATGAGTAGAATTAGCGTAAGCACTTATGCAACCATACCCAATAAACTCACAGAAGGGAGACCTTTGCAGATTTTAATTAATCGCTTAGAAACTCCTAGCGTGACAGTGTGGCCTGTTCCAAACAATGGAACCTACACATTACGGTACTGGCGTATGCGTAGAATACAGGACGCGGGTGCGGGTATAGAAACTTCCGATATGACATTTCGTTTTTATCCAGCCCTTGTTGCTGGTTTGGCTTATCATATTGCTATGAAAGTACCTGAGTTAGCTACTCGTATTGATATGCTAAAAGCCGTATACGATGAACAATACAATATGGCCGCTTCTGAAGATAGAGAAAAAGCAACGTGGTCAATAGTTCCAAGAGTGAGTAGGCTTAGGTGAGTTCTTCCTTTGCCTCTGGTAAAATAGCAAACGGAATTTGTGACCGTTGTGGTTTTCAATATAAGCTAAACACGCTTAAACGTATTGTTAAGAATAGATCAACGGTAAACATTTTGGTTTGCTCCCAATGCTGGGAACCCGATCACCCGCAGAACCATTTAGGCGAATTGCCTGTGTACGACCCACAAGCGTTACGTAATCCTCGCCCCGATACTTCTGGTTTTGGAGAAAGCCGAGCGCAGATAATTATGTTTAAAGCTTTTACCATGACTATAATAACTCAAGGTGCTCCTTGGATTGAGTAAAAATGAACTACACTGAATTAACAACAAATATACAAGATGTAACTGAGCAGACCTTTACAGCAGCTCAGTTAGCAATGTTTACTCAACAAGCCGAGCAAAAAATTTATAACACGGTTCAGTTTCCATCGTTGCGTAAAACTGCTTCTGTAAACACCGCAGATGGAAACGCTCTTGTAACCATACCCACAGACCTGCTTTGGAATTATTCAGCGGGAGTTGTTATAGCAAATGTGACTACTTTTCTTTTAACAAAAGACGTTAACTTTATCCGAGAGGCTTACCCCAACTCAACTGTAAAAGGTGTTCCAAAACATTATGCTTTTTATAGCGAGACGCAATTCATACTTGGGCCAACTCCCAACGCAATAATCCCAATTGAATTACATTACGGATATTACCCCACTTCAATTGTCACGGCGGGAACAACTTGGCTAGGCACTAACTTTGATATTGCGTTGTTGAACGGGGCTTTGATTGAAGCTATTCGTTTTATTAAAGGAGAGGCTGATATGGTTGCCTTGTATGAGAAACATTATCTACACGCCATCACTTTACTTAAAAACTTAGTAGATGGTAAACAGCGCCAAGACAGTTATCGTTTTGGCCAAGTGCATGATGTGGTGAGCTAATGGCAATAGTGAGTGCAGTGACAACATCGTTTAAAGTCGCCCTACTCAGCGGGGAGATGGACTTTAGTTCCGATACCACTCAAGTTTTTAAGTTGGCGTTATACACTAGCTCGGCTACTCTGGGCGCATCTACTACGGCGTACAGTACATCTAATGAAGTTGCAGCGGGTGGAGAATATTCGACAGGTGGAAAAACAATAACAATTTCAACAGCCGCAACTTCTAGCGGAACCCGAGCATTTCTTGAAATGGCAAATGTAACTTGGGCCAGTTCGACAATAACGGCAAGAGGCGGTCTTATTTACTCAACGATTTCAGGCACTCCGTCCGTTTGTGTTCTTGACTTCGGTAGCGATGTGGTCACTTCAGGGGGCAATTTTGTTGTTTCGCTCCAATCCGCCATTGGGGATATACTGAGCTTGACTTAAAGGTAACTTGTCATGGGAACTAATTATCCAATTAACAAAATAGTAATTCATACTTCAGCCAGCCCTTTACGGGGAGATGATGCTGAAGATGTTCACCGTTGGCATTTGCAAAACGGGTGGGATGGTATTGGATACCATTGGGTAATTAGCGAAAATAAATGTGAAGCGGGGAGACCTGAATATTGGATAGGCTCTCATGTCAAAGGACACAATACAAACAGCATAGGTATCATGTTATTTGGAACAGGCCCAAGTGAATATACTGAAACACAGATGAGCATACTGGCCAATAAGTGTAGAGAAATTTTAGCGCGTCATCCTACAATAACAGATGTGTGTGGACATAGTGACCTCGATCTTAAAAAACCCTATTGCGCTGGTTTTGATGTAAGAGCATGGGCTAAAGAAAAAGGAATAATGCCAAGGAGCAACCGATGAGCATTACAGCGATCACAAGCATGTTAGTTGGCCCCGTTGCCGATTTAATAGGCAAATTTATACCCGATAAAGATCA